CGCTGAGCGCCCCGACCGTCGAGTCCGAACGCGCCTATCTGGCCACGCTCTACGGCGAACCCGGCGGCACGGATTGTTCCACACTCGTCTCGCGCTGGCTGCAGGAGATCAACTGCTCAGGGACGAATCTCGAAGCGGCGCTGACACCCGAACCCGTGCAGACCGCCAAGGCCAGTGCCGCCTCCGCCGACACCCTCACCCTCACCTTCCCCGGCGCGACGGGCAATGGCCGCGGGGTCGTCGTCGGCGTCATCAGTTCCTCGACGAGTGCGCTCCCCGCTGGGGCCTGCTCCGACAACAAAGGCAATCCCTACACGCGCATTTTGTCCCAGACCGGCCCCGCCAACAGCCTCGCCGTCTATCTGTGCCCCAAAGGTGTCGGCGGCCCGACCCACACCGTCACCATCGCCCCCGCGCTGGGCGCGATCAGCCTGCTCGCCACCGCCCTCGAAGTCCGCGGCGTCGGCAACGGATTGGCCCTCGATGCGAGTGGCTCGACCACCGGCAGTTCGGCGACCCCAGCCGCGACCTCGAGTGCCGTCACCACCGCTGGGCTCGTCTCAATGGCGCTGATGGCCCTCAATACCCAGCAAGACACCCTCGCCGTCTCGACCACCGACGGCCAATCCCCCGGATGGACCCAAGAGGCGGAGGCCCTCGCCTGATGGCACTCGAATATCACACCGGCTTCGACATGATTGCGGCGGGCACGCCGTATACCCAACTGAAACAGATGGGGTGGACCCATAGCAGCGCCGATACCGGCACCGTCTCCACCACGCTCGCCAGAAACGGCACCCGCTCACTCCAACTGTCGGTCGCCGCCGGCTTTCTCTGCATGGCCAATCTCAGCCCCGCCGTCACCCGCATCGTCGGATTCGGCTGTCAGGTGCAAACCCTCGCGGGCACCCAACGGCCGATCGTCGCGGTGGGCGACGGCGGAGCCCTCGATGTCGCCGCCAATGTCCATGTCGCCGTGTCGATGGACCCCACCGGCCACCTCGAACTCCGCCGCGGGGCCAATCTCGGCGCCGCCGCCGCCGGCACCCTCCTCGCCACCAGCACCAATGCCCTCACCGCCGCCACCTGGCACTTCATCGAACTGGTCGCCACCATCGACAATACGGTCGGCACCGCGGAAGTCTACGTCAATGGCTCGAAAACCGGCTGGATCGACTTTACCGGCGATACCCAGAATAGTGCCGCCGCCTTCTCGACCGTCATCGGCTTTGGCTGCGGCAATATCCAAGTCAATGTCGACGATGTCTATACCCTCACCACCACCGGCGCCGTGCCCACCACACGGCTCGGCGACTGTAAGAGTGTCGTCAAATTTCCGGGGACCGATGCCGCGCTCGGGGCGGGCGTCTACGGGGACTCCACCCCGCTCACCGCCAGTGACCGTGGGGCGATGGTCGACGACAACCCCGTCCCCGATGACGACACCACCTATACCGCGCTGACCGCCCCGCTCCAGAAGGATGCCTACAAAACCGCCGCGCTGGGCCTCACCGGCACCATCCTCGGCGTCACCGTCCGTGCCCGTCTCCGCAAAACGGACGCCGGCGATGGCAGCGCCCAGATCGGCCTCAGAAGCGGCACCACCGATGATGTCAGCCCCGATGTCCTCCCCACTACCGCCTATCAGTGGTTCAGCCGTTCATACGTCGCCAATCCGGCGACCAGCACGCTCTGGACCATGCCCGCGCTCGACGCCGCACAGATCCTCGTGAAACGCACCACCTGACATGGCCCTCACCCCGGAGATCCGCCATACCCAGGCCTTCGTCGAAGTCCTCGTCAAGACCGACCCGCCGCTGCTGGTGACCCAGGTGCTGGTCGAAGTCCTGATGAATGCCACGCCCCCGCCCCCGCCCGCCGGCTTTGCCGGGGAACTCGACCGCCGCACCCTCACCAGTGCCACCGGGGCCGTCAACGCCACCTGGACCGGCACCGCCGTCGGTGCCTGGACCGCCGGTGTGGTGGCCCTCAAAAAGACATGACTTGCCGATGATGGCCGCGAGTCTCCGGTGCGTTCGTCTTCGCCGACGCCGCCGGGGTGTCCGCCGCAGTCATCATCGGCTCTAAATGGCCGCCCGCTGCTGCTGGTGCAACCAACCCCTCACCCGCTGGGTCGCCCAGCCGGGCATCACCGAGAGACCGTTCGTGTGCCCGTCACTGCCGTGTCAAGAACGCATCTATCGCAAAAGCGTCGTGCTGAAACAGAAGGGGAAGCCCACACGCCCGCTCTTTATCCCGCTGCCCAAGCAGGTCGAATGGATGGATGCGGCGATGGATCGCCGGATTACTCGGCTGTTAGTGGGTGGGAGTGCCGGGCCGGGAAAATCGATCTGGCTCCGGCAGATGCTCTATTACTTCGCGCAGACCATTCCAGGCTTCCACGGACTCTTGCTCCGCCGCACATTTCCCGACCTTCACCAGAGCCACATCAGATTCATTCCGCAGGAAGTGGCGCTTCGCGGGGGCACGTGGAAAATTGCCGACCGTGTCATCGAATTTGCGCACAAGGATCAAGCGACCTCACTGATTCGCTGCGGGCACCTCGAGGACCATTCGGCGTTGAGCGACTACTTATCGGCGGAGTACGACGTCATCGCCCCGGACGAAATGGTGACTTTTGACGCGGAGTCGATGATCGAATTGTTTACCCGCGCCCGCTCGAGCAATCCGCACCTGATGAAGCTCAGAGGCGGCTACGAGTACGACGCCATGAATGAAGACGGCGTTATGGAGCGCATGACCACCGACGGGTCACTGGTGATTGCGTCCAGCAATCCAGGCGGCAAAGGCTCACGGTGGGTGAAGGATTTCTTTCTCGACAAAACACCGGACCCTGCCCTGTATCCCAATTATCGGCCGGAGTTCTGGCACTTCTGTAGCGCACGCTTGCGGGACAATCCCTACTTGAGCCGGGGGTATGTCGCGACGTTGCGCGATTTGCCAGAGGTGCGCCGCCGCCAGTTACTGGATGGCGATTGGGAGGCGTTCGACGGGGCGTTCTTCAATTTCAGGGCCTCACAGCACGTGGTTGATTTAGGATTGACGCCGTGAAATCAGCGATCCCCTATATCAGTCGCCACGCCACGCTCGCTGAACGGCTCCTTCCGCGCATCAATATCGTCGCCCTCGACGATTTCGATGTGTGCTGGACGTGGTCACGCGGCAAACGCGGAAAGGACCCCGCCCATGCGTACGGGGGGCTCAGTCTTGGACCAGGGCGGAAACATGAATTGGCGCATCGCGCCATGTGGGAATTGACTTGGGGACGTCGCGTCCCGGCCGGAAAATTCGTCTGTCACACCTGTGATAATCCCGCCTGCTGCCGCCCGTCGCACCTCTATCTCGGCACACCAGCCGACAATATGCGCGATAAAACCGTCAGAGGACGCGGACGGCAGCCATGCGGCGAACAGCATTGTCAGGCGAAACTCACCAATGATCAGGTGCTCACCATCAGAGCGACTGTCGGCTACCGGATCGTGTCCAAACTCGCCCGTCAGTACGGTGTGACACCCAGTGTCATCAGGCATATTCAACGGCGAACCACGTGGAAGCACCTTCCATGAGAGTTCGGGATCTGACCGTCAAGGCCGGTTTGGACTGGGGAAGCAGCGCACCCGGATGCGTGTTGTGGGGAGTCGCGTTACCTGACAATCACGCGCACGTTTTTGACGAGCTGAAATTTCAGCACATGGCTGTGCGAGAAGTCGCTGAGGCGATCCGGGAGAGAACGCTTGGAGACTGGAAGCTCCCCAAACAACCGATTATCTTTTGCGATCCGGCGTTGCGTATCAAGACCGGGCAGATAGGAGAGGATTTCTGCCAAACGTTCCAACGCTATAAAGTCACCCTGACGCCAGTCAGCAACAACCGGCAAATTGGGTGGCAGCGCATCCATGAAGCTCTCGCGATTGACCCCGCCACGAAGACGCCGTGGCTGACCATTCACCCGAGGTGCAAGTACTTGATCCGCACCTTCCCGACCATGCTGCAAGACGCGAATGATCCAGAAGACCTCGATACGGACTCCGACGATCACGCCCTCGACGCGGCCCGTTACCTCATCGTTGGTGGCCTCCGCCACAACAGCAAATCACTCGCACTGAAACCCGAACCTGCCGGCTCCTGGGGAGCCCTCAAGCGACACCTCCGTAGGACCGCAGCATGATAGGCGATTACCTCCCCGACCAGATGTCCCTCGCGCCTCCGCCCACCGAGGAGCCCGAAGGCCCCCGTCTCGCCATCCCGCTCTCCGAAGAGAAGCTCGCGCTCTTTCAGAAAGAGATCGAACGCGCCCGCCAACTCCGCGAAGATAAGTTGGCGCTGTGGCAGGTCGAGGACAATCTCAAACGCTACGCGCCCGCTGAGAAGAACGACCCCGGCGTCAATGTCGGTGTCGACTTCCGTGATGTCGAACGTAAAGGCGCGGCCTTGTTCTATGACACTCCTACGGTGAATATTCAACCCGGCCCCGATGGCAACCCCCAAGCCGCCGTCCTCCACCAAGAGCTGCTGAATGGCCTCTTGAGCGCGCAGAAGATGAACGCCAAGGCCACCGCCCTCAAAGCCATCAAAGACTGTCTCGTCGCCATCCAACCCGCCTTCACCAAAATCGGCTACCTCCCCGTCACCGTCGACATGCCCCAGGTCAACCCCATGACCATGCAGCCCGAGATGGTCCCGGTGGTCGTCCATGACGAAGTCTTCTGGAGCAGAATCTCCGGCAAGGCCGGCTTACTGCCCGTCGACTTCAAAGACACCGATTACGATCGCAGCCCGTGGCTCGGCTACGACTGGAAAAAACCCGTCTCCCAGGTCAAACGCGATTACGGGTTTCCATCAGACTGGGAGCCGCCGACGGGTGGTACGCGAGAGGTCACGTTCAATGAAGGCAAAGACCCGGCAGGCAGCAGCGACCCGCAATGCACCGGCACCGAACTCTGGTACCGCGCCTGCCTCTTCGATGACACCGTCTCCCATCCCGAGCTCCTGCGCGTCCTTGTCCTGCTGGATGGCTACGACCAACCCGTCAAACATGAAAACGCCCCCTGGCAGCAACTCGATCCGACCGGCCGCCTCACCGCCGACTCCATCCAGGGCTACCCGATCCACCCGCTCACGTTGAGAGATTTTCCTGACAGCGCATGGGTGCC